ATCTGCATATCTTTGAGACAGCAAATCCATATATTTGATGTATCCTATCGATTGAACAATTTCATGACACGTTTGAAAAAATCTTTGAAATCCTCGTTTGTGGCCACATCCAGAATGATCTCGCCATAGTCTGCCAGCGATAATGCCCGTACCTGCGGCACACTCAATCCGGTCAGAGAAGCGATGAATTTCTGAATATCAGCTTCTGCTGCCGGGATATTGGAAATCACAATACCGGCAATGTCAAATACTACACTGAAACCAATGGATTCCAGTTTTGCATCCTTTGCCTCCTTGGAATCTTCTGTTTCTTCAGCTCCATCCGCATCTGCTTTCATGCTTTCTTTGATCTGGTCGACATTGAAACACTCTTTGAACTGTCTCACACCGATTTCAGAAATGATTTTGCACACCATTCCCAGGTCAGAAGCTGCCAACGGTCTCAACTCATACTTCTTTTCAGTTTCATCAACTGTTGATTCAACTGTTTCTACAACTGTTTCACTCATTGTTCAACTACCTCCTACGCTTTTACCGCTTTCTGTGTTCCCTGTGTGGCCTGTGTTGCAGATGCATTCGGCACATAGATATGATACGGAAGCTTATTTGTGCTGCCGCCAGCTACCAGATCAGCCACACACTGGAAGGTTGCCGGGATCACAGACGCTTCCTTGTCTTTGTTGTCTGATTCAAGACCATCTGTACAGATTGCATAATCAAAGACGATAATGATCGGGCTGCCGTTTGTCTTAAATCCTACAAAGGCAAAGTTTTCGATATAATCAGAATCCTCAATCAGTGCCTTGGATTCGATCACATCAAATCTGGCGTCTTCCGATGTTCCAGTCTGTCCGATCACCGTGGACTGCAGGAACTCTTTCGTGATCTCCACCATATTTGTTTCAATCTGTGCTGTCTCACCGATCTTCTGAACCAGTCCTTTTGCTTTGACTGTAACACCATCAACAGGGATATCCGTTGTCTCCGGTTTGATTGTCAGCTTATTGCCACCGGAAGTCGCACCAAGGATCGTTCCTTTCCATTTGTTCTGCGCTTTTTCATAGGTAAAATTCTTATACAAAGTACCTGCACCAAGCATGATGTTCTGCGGTGTGGTCTCTGATACACCTGATACTGCAAATTCAGTCCAATCTGCTGCCATATTTACTCTGTCCTCCATTCTTTCACTGTTAAATTAATCTGTATCCGTTTCAGGAATCCATCCACCGTTGCAATCGGGAATGCATTTCCATAAAAAACAGCAATCCCTGATCCATCCCCAAGAATTGCCCTTCTGCCCTGTATGCCAGGGAATAACTTTTTGATTTTGTTCTTTTGCGCTTCCAGTTCATCCCATTCTTTTCCCGTGCCGGTCAGAATAAACTGCGTTTCCTGCTGTCCGTCTTCGTTAAATGACTCAACCTCGTTATATTCACCTACCCAGTATGCAGAAATGGAATCAATGGATGATGTATATTCCATAAATTCATATGGAATCTGTGCTGATGCCATTGCATCATTTATAAATTTTAATCCTGCATTTGTCATTATCCCATTCCTTTCAGCATTGCTTCCAGCAGCTTCTTCAATTTCACTTTCGACGAATTGAAAGCCTTATTCAGTGCCCTGGTTGGCTTTTTACCGGTTGTGGTATGCCAATTTCCAGAACGGTCTTTATATTTCCATTCTGTCTTTCTGCCATCACCATTCAATGCATACTGGCCGGTTCCAAACTCTTCCCAGATCGCATTTTCCTGCGGGCTGCCGACCATTGCCTCACCGTTTGCTTCATCCACCTTATAGGTCCAGGAACCTTTTGTCTGTCCCGTGTCAACTCTGGTATTCCGCTTTACCTGCGCTTCCAGTTCACCGGATGCTTCGTACAGCCACTGGATAGTGGCATGATTTAACGCAGCCTTTACTTTGATGGAATTATCTTCAAATTTCACTGACATTACTGACCACCTCTGTACTGCAGATAGATTTCAAGCTGCCGGTGTAACCCCATCGGATCATCGATCAGCATGACATCATATGCACTGCCATTTACCAGCAACCGGCTGTTCTCCGCCTTGATCGACACATCAACCGGCTTCCAGTCACAGATAAAAATATGAGATGATTCCTGCACCTTGGCATTGTAGGTGGTGTATTTGCTGTCACCGGAAGAAAGATCCAGAAATCCGGAAAGTTCCAAAACCGTTGACCAGCGTTTCACTCCGGCACCAATTTCAGTTTTCTCAGATGTACTGATCTGCAGCTGTGCGATTGTATTTCCACCTATCATCCTTCCACCACCTTTCAGAATCGTGCTTTCTTGTAAGGCTTTAAAAAGCCTACCAGGGACTTTGGATATCCGACGGTAGAATTGTCACCATCCATGTTGAAATACGTCACAGCGTGCCGTGAGATTGTTTCAGACTGTATTCCGACCTTATCACGGTTCTCAAGATCCCATTTCAACATATTCGCAGCTCCCATTTTTACATCCATCGGGTACACTACTTTTGTCACCATGCAATGTTCTTCATCCATAAGCTCCATATTATTTGAAAAGAGATACAGCCCATTATTCAGTTTTGATTCTGAAATCTGAACTGTATCCCCTTTTTTGATATATGGATATGCTTTGGTGAATACTCCATCTGCTATCCCAGTATAAAAGCGCCTATTCCTATCCTGAAAATTATTATTCGTATATTTCCGGATCAGAAGCTCCACTGCCTGTAATTTTCCTTTCAGGGCACCATCATCCATATTTTCTGCCGTTGGAACGTATATCCGGAATTCTTCCACTGACATAATCATCGGAGCTCACCTCTTTCTGATCAGGCTTTAACCTTTAAAATTACGACCTTCTCATCATTGGTTAATGCCGGCATTCCATAAGCGGTGCAGACAATATCGTCAGCAACACCCGGTTCGCGGTCATGCTCCACAAGGTTTCCACGCTTCAGGAAGTAAGTAATTGCCGGCATATCATCCTCTGTCTCGGCATCATTGTTCAGTTTGATGATCGGATTGAAAAATGCTTCTGTAGTCACCTTTGTTACCTTGTCACCAACTTTCGCAAACGGAAGGGATTTGATAACATCTGAGAGATTGAACTTGGTGCTTCCGTCTCCACCGCTTTCTACAACCTCTTTGCCGGCGCTGTCGATCTTATACCATTCTTTATGGCTTTCAACTTTGTTGGATACTACAACATCACAGCCTGCGATTCTGCCGATAGAACCGTTTACCATTACACCAGACTCGTATTTATCTGCGGAAATGAAATCCGGATCTTTTCGAAGCTGCGTCTTCTGTTTGGAATGAATCAGGATTACTTTTTTGCTGTCCTCTTCCTCGCCGAACTTATCCACACCATCAACGATTGCGGTATATTTGATCACTGCAGATGTATCATCTACGATATTCGGAGACTCATACATGACTTTTACACGATCATTATCCAGCTTTTCGCTGATGGACATTGCAATCTGGTTGACCGCTGTTCCCATCGGGTTGCCATAACCGGAAAGCTGCGCCTCGTCTGTCAGGCGGACACCTTTACCGATTTTCTTGATACCATAAGATGCAGTAGTAAATGCCATTTTGCTCTTGTCGATCGGCTCTCCCTCTGCATACTCCTCTGCTTCACCGATGTAACCCCATTTTGGAATTGTCACCGTGCTGCCCGGCTGTCCCTGCAATGTATTATCAACTGTGATATACCCGGTCATTACCGCTTTCTTTTCCACTTTCGCATTGATCATATCAGACACAACCTGTGGATCAAATACGTCACCATTTACAAGTGTTGTAGTTTTGCTTAAATCTGCCATTCTCATTCATCCTTTCTTTTACTTTGTCAGTTTTTCATATAAATCCGGATTGCTTTCTCTCAGCTCCACTCTGGATTTATAACCCATTTTTGCAAATTCCTCTTTTGTTACAGAATCTTTTGGATCATCGCCACCCGGAAGTTTTCCATCATCCATGCGTCTGTATCCGTCATCACCATCACCGGAGGCTGTCTCAAACTGGTTCGGGCACTGTGTTTTCAGTGACTCCATTTTGTCTTTGAAGCCTTTGATCTGACCGTCCTCGCCAAGTTCCGGCTTCCAGTCACTGTCATGATTCAGTTTGAAAATCAGATAATCGATGTCAGTTGCCTTTGCTCCTTCTGAAAGCAGTCCCACCTTTAATGCAGCTTCCGTTTTTGCCTGCTGTAGTTCTTCCTGCTGCCGTGTAATGGTTGCTTCATACTCTGTGATCTTTGCCTGAACAGCGTCCTGTCCTTTTGTCGCCTTCTGGAGTTCTTCAATCAATTTCTGGCTTTCTGCATCCTTTGCAACCAAAGCATCATGATTGGTCTTTAATTTTCCATATCTGATATCCAGATTTTCCTCTGAAGCAGTGAAAATCTTATTTTCCTTCATACCGCCGATGATTGCGGTTACCTGTTCGTCTGTAAGATTCTGTGCTTTTAATAATTCCTCTAATGTCATCTCATTGTTCCCTTCATTCTACGATTTTTACGAGTTATGTCTCGATTACAGTTGATATTTGCTGATGTTTTACGTCATCACTGGCGAATATAATATGAATCAGTTTATTGTCATGATTCAGGACATAAGAAAAACACCCTTGCGGGTGCTGCGTGCTATTTTACCCATAGCTAGGAGATATTTGGATCACCTGCCTTCCTACCCTGTTCTTTTTCCCTGTTTCTTCATAGTCAACACCTTCTTTCTGAATTATAAAAGAGAGCCTGTTTCCAAGCTCTCTCCATTCCAATTATTTAATTTTCTGTACTGCCCCATAAACCTAACTGACCATTTTGAAGCTGTACCTGTTCCACCAGTACATAAGGAAGCTGATATTCGGTAATTATTCCAACTGCCGTATCGCACTGGCTACGTTTGATTGCTTTATATGTACTAACACCAAACTGACGCTTCAGTTCCCGGTAAATATCATTGTATACCTTTCCCCGGAGTGATTTATCCTGATAGGCATTACTGTTCTTTCCTCCAAGGCACTGTACACCTTTCTTTTTCACCGCTGTTGTGATTTTATCAATTTCAATGCCAAGAATCGGCAGATCGTATTCCAACTGCTCAATCTTTTTGCCGAGATTGTCAACCTTCTGATTAATCTCCACATTTCCCATTGCAAGAAGCTGGATCTGTTCCGGAACTGTCATCGGAGCCCGAAGGGCAGCCTCTTTTAATTCTTCTTCTACCTTAAGGAAATATTGACGTGCCTGTTCACCACGCTCGCTTTTTGACATCATGGATAATTTCTTGGCAAATCCCGCTGTGAGTTTGTAATCTTCTCGCTTTACCACTCCACCTGTCGGCGTCTCCCCACTTGTGGTGAGTCGTAAATAATCTTCATTTTCTGTCGCAAAATCATTTTCACTGATATTCTTTTTACACCATCTTGCAAAATGCTGTGGTGCT